GCGTTAGTTGAGATATCGCCGTTCCTGACTGTCTGCCTAATGGCTAGATCGGCCGCCATTGCGTTATAGTCCGTTGGGTTTAGGATCATCGTCTTGTCTGTTGTTTGGCTCACATCCTGTGAACATAGCAACGCATCAACCGCAGCGATATCAGCAAAACCGCTTAAAGCCGCTGTTCTACCAACAAATTGCGCACCTTGGTTAACAACGGTATTGGCCACCGCACGGTTAATGCGATTGTCAATAGCTTGCATAGCTGAACGCATCTTCCGTGATAACTCATCCGAGTCTAACGTGTCAGTGTTAGTTAACTTAAAGGGCACGCTAGTGTAAGTGCTAACGCGATGCGGCACTGCTAAACCAGTTGTCTCATTAAACTGACCGGTTAAGTCAAGACCATCTGTTGTGGTTGAAATGTAAGGCGCGTCATACCATTCGGTGAATTCCGAACGATGGCCGATTTCGCCGCCCATTCTTTTTACTTCTGCTTGTCGTAGACAAATATTGTCTGCTTCAAACTTTTCTAACTCTTCACCCAATACTCGGGTAACTACCTTGGCTTGATTACTCATTTTTTATACCTATTTATTTAAGTTGAGCAACATCAAAGCCTGCCTTTATCGCTTCCTTTTTTAATTCGCGTTGTTTGTTAATGCCCTGTTGTATCGATAGCTTTCCATCGTCCAGTTGCTTATCAATTTCTTGATAGCGTTTCAGGAAATCAGAATTACCACCGGGAACACCGGATGCATCAATTTTTCGCTCAGGACTGGCAGCGCTTGAATGTTTGCGTTTCACTGTCAATTTCGCAGCCAGCTTGCCTAACTCAAAAGTTGCCCCACCCGGATTGCTCTGGTATAGGTCACGGTATTTCTCAGCTTCTTTAGGATTTTTACCAAACCAATACATCAGTTTTGGTGAGTCCACCGGAAGCTGAACAGCTAAAAGTTCAGAGAAGTCATCACCCAAGATATCCATCGCTTTATCTTGCGACTCGTTAAAGTCCAAGACGCCTAACTTGCTAGCGTTTTCAGCGTATGTCTCTAGTGCTTGCTGCTTGCCTTGTTCGGCAGCCACAAGCCGGTGACCATCCTGCTGTTCCTTAATAATCCGTCTAACAGAGCTTTCCTGTTGAGCCGCTTGCCACTTCGATAACTCGGATTGAAACCGTGTATCGTCGTATTCACACTGCTCTAACGTGGGAGGTTCTGCGTTGTCGGACTGACTGCTGTTAGCAGCCAACTTCAATTTCAGCTCAAGGTTTTCTTGCTCTACCTTGTCCCGTTTCTTTTGCATTCGTCGCAATATGTAATCGCGGTTGTCAGGCTTACTAGCTGCCTCATCAGATGGCGAATCTTCTTGACCAGCGAGGACGATCTCAACTTCTTCGTTAACCTCATCACCGACCAGTTGCTCCCCTCCGTCGAGGGTTACGTCTGCATCGTCAATGGAAATATCGTCTTGCTGTTCTACTGCCTTTTCTTCTTCACTCATTACTCGCGTCTCCACGGTTTCACTCGACTTTTCGCCGGACATAAAAAAAGGCCGCAAAATGCGACCTCTTCATGTTCTTTTTAAATTAGTTAAATTGTTCGTACCCTCTCGGCCCGCTTTTCAACAATGTCATTAGCTGCTTTAAAGCGATCAAGGTTAATGCCATGCGCAATCTCTGCGGCTTTCGCTACATTGAGTTGTGATTGCGATTGATTTTTCTGTACGTTGCTTAGGTTCTCTTGCGCTTCGGCTTCTTCTTTCTTAGCCATCGATTGCATGAGTTCGTCTTGCGCGTTAGTTTGCTGCGACATCTCTTGCACTTGCGCAATCTCTTCTTCGTTCTCAGGCTCTCTCAAGCCCTGCACTAGCATTTGTTTCTTATTAAATTCTTTCAGCGGATCTAACCCAACACCATCGATGTTCTCGATAATGCTGGCGAATATAAATGGCTGGTAATCAGGGGGAGCAATAGCGGCAATCGTTTCTAACTGATCAACCGTCTCGCGCTTTCTTGATGCGTAAGCGGGGCCGGTATCAACGATAGTTTCAAATGAACCACGGGTAATATCGTTAATGAATTTAGGCTCACCAGTGTCTCGATCAATCACAAAGTCGAATAAGATGGTCGATGATTCGGTGCCATCTTCATCAATGGTTCTTGCCATACGCTCAGAGTCGTATATCTCTCCGGCTATGGCTCTATAGACTTCACCGCAGCGCTTAAGCGACTTAGATACGTTATCCATGAGGATATGCGTCTGCATATCTACGCGCTGCTGAACAGCACCTATGGCTTTACCTGAGGCTTGCGGATCCATTACATCCTGAGGATTGCCACCCGTTTCTTCACGGATAAAATCAGCAGACATTTGCATAACTGCGGCATTGTTTGGGTCAACACGAGGAGCTGTCCACGAACCGATAGGGCCAGCGGGAACGGAGTTACCATTTTCATCCTGCACATCATTGATAACAACGTAATTGTATTGACCTAGATGCATCTGAGCTAGATCGTTCTCTCGCCCTTCTACCTGCTGATCAGTAAATATTGGCATGTCTTTAGATGAAGTGGCCGCACCTTCAGCAACGGAGCTAGCAGACATATTGAACAGTCTGTTGGCATCTTTTTGCTTTCGCACAATGCCGTACCAAAACTCTTGGCCATCAACATACGATCGGTAGCCATACATGGGAACAATCGGTAGAAACTTACCAGGTATTCTCACCGCTTCTTCAAGCACCGAAGTGCCATCAATGATCGTTTTCCAAACCGTATGTCTAATTATTTTGCGGCGCTTAATCTCTTCAAAGCCGCCGTCCACCAATTCATCCATGTGCTGCTTAAAGTCATCGGCATAGACTGTTCGCTTACGACCAAGCGGGCCTTGGAATGTAATGGCCTCGACCTTATCTTTTTTTATCTCGTAATAGTGGGCAATCCAAACGTGAGTAGGATTGTTCCAGTTGAATCGATAGCCGTTAGGTGGATCAAACGCAGAGCTAACCTTATCGCCCCACTCTTCTTCAGCCGCCTCGCGTGTCAACTCTTCAAGATAGCTAACGTGTTTAGCATCACTCTTATCGTATTGCTTAGCGTTAGCATCCCAAACAACTGAGGCGTGTGCGTTGAATATCGGCTCCCATGTCACGCGCTGATTGTCATTCTCCGGATCTTCTGGGTCGATGAACTGCGTGTTTAAACGAAACGCTGAACAACCACCCTTCGCCATCTCCATCACTGCGTTATCAACCGAGTCCATGCCATTCGATCGCCGGAAGTCTTTGCGATATAAGCCGGTTAATAATTTGGCATCATCTTCACTGGCTGCATTGTCGTCGGGTAAATACTTAACCTCGGCACGATTCGTTGCCCATTCACCTACAAAGCGATAAACCGCTTGAGCTACTTTGTTAAACTCAAACTTCGGTCTGTCTGCAAACTGCTCTTCAAGCCAGCCTTCATACATCGCTCCATCAACATCACAGAAACGCATGTCTTCATTGGTCCAGTCACGCTGCTGATCGGTCGCAAAGTAGTCGTGATCAATTCTCTTTTTGATATCGCTATGTATATCGTTCATTTGTAGTAGTTCACCGCGCGTTTCTGAGGGGTGCGTACTTTTTTGCGACGAACAGGCACGTAAGCAATGTTCATCATTAAAGCGTCAAACATGTTGGGGCTATCAATGCCTAGCTTTTTCATTTCAGGTTTACTCATTAGTTGTATTTTTCCTGAGCCGTTATCTTTCTTCGGTAATCGACATGCCTCAGCGCGAAGCACCGGCAATCCTTTAATCGCTGAGCTAATGCTTATCAACTCATCGGGGTTTATGTAACTGCCATCGCGTACCGCTAGGTATGTTTTAAACATGCGATCACGCACCATCCACGCTGCCTGTGCTCGTCGGTTATAAAAGGTTTCTCTATTGGTTTTAGCTTTACTGACTTCGCCGTCGCTCGGCTCGTAGATAGCATCAGGTCTATCAGGGGATGTGCCACCGTTAAACATTTGAATATTGATATTCTTTGGACCTAACGCTAAATCTATCTGCCGCTTGAGTCCCGCTCCAACACCATCGCCGTCCCATGTGAACGCATCAGCACTAACTTTAATAGCGTAATCAATAGCCCAATCACAGCCATCATTCGCTCTACCTACGCTGCTCTCTTGCACATCAAGAATGACTGAGCCATGTCGGTAAGCCAGTGCTGCGGGATCTTGGCCACCATCAAAGGCATCGTGTGATACAACCTCAACACCTTCGGGCTTAAAGCCCAACTTAATATGCGCATCAATACAGGCATCAAACCATTCAGGTTCAATGATCGCGTTATCTACCGTGTCTGAGTAAGCGCCCTCCCATATGTGCTCGTAGCGAGCCGGAGGTAGGTTCTTCTTATCGCGTAATCGCTCGCCCTGGAGAACTGTGGGGAACCAAGGATTATCTTGCCAATTGATCTCTACAATTAACGTCTCATCATCTTCGTAGTAGCCGTGACGCTTTAACTCATCTTCATAGGGCTTTAAGAATCGTCTAGCGAATGGGTCTTTAGATGACCCTCGGTTCAATGAACACCAGATTTCAGAGTCAGTCTCTCGAATCGTGGGGAATAGCACTTCAATCGTCTTCTCAGATAATGTCTGCGCTTCCTCTATCCAGAGCGTGTTAACACCCTGCATTGACTTGATTGACTCAGGGTTACGAGCTAGGCCTTTGTAAAATATCTTACCGCCAGATCGGCTTGTTATATCCTTAGCCGATATATTGTAATGATCAGCAATACCTAACGCGTCAACTCTTGACGTAAGCAGCGAATGAACCGAGTCATCAATAGAGTTCTGAAACTCCCTACCACAACACAGTCTTTCACCGTCATCACACTTCTTTAAGAATGCATCAGCAAAGCCAATAGACTTCGAGCCTCCACGGCCGCCCACTGCAATCTTTAATCGTTTTGGTTTAGTGAGTATGGGTAATAGCTTCTCAGCTATCTGTACTGTCGCCAACAGACTTCACAGGTTGTAAGTTCCAATCCAGAGGGCCACCATTCTTGCCGGTAAGCTGGGTCTCTTGCGTATCCTTCAACCCTAAATCTCTAGCTATAATGTTGGCATTTAGCAGGTCAGCAGCAGCGCCAGCGAACTTCTGATTATCAATAATTTCACGTACGCGCGTTGTGACTGAAACAAAACCATCTCTCTCGCAGTAGTTATCCCAACAGATTTTGCTAATATCAAGGTAGATACATAGCCCGCCAACAGTCATAGCGCGCATCTTACTTGCTGTGTCTTTGTGTATTTGTCCCTGAAAATGAAACAGCTTCTCTTCTTGTAATGGGTTGTCATCTACCCATTGAAAGTACTCTATACATGCTTCCCATAAAAGATCGGCGCTTGCAAATATAGGCT